CTTCCGATCTCCCGTTCCACATCATGGCTGCCCGTCAGCTGGACGCCGATGCCAAGGAGCTGTTCGGCAAGACGACAGAGGACATGGGGCTGTGAGCATCTACAACGACATCACTGCGCTGGTGCATGCTGCGCCGTGCATGGAGGGCTATCCGGCCACCGGCCAGAAGCTGCCCTACGTGGTCAGCCGACCCCTGCTGACCGACTCGCTTGAGGGCGCGATCACTGGGGACGCCATCGACTGGGACTTCCAGTTCTCGCTCTACTGCTGCGGGGCCAGCGTGGAGGCCAGCTTCAACCTCGCGGTCGCTGTCATGGCTGAGCTGCAAGGCGCACGCGCTGGGGGCACCACGCTCAAGACGTCCATGGGCTACTCCGGTGCCCAGGTCGAAGGTCACTACGAAAGTCAAGTGACCGTCCAACTCAACCAAGGAGGAATCTGACATGGCCGGAAAGGGCATCGTCGTCGATCACAAGGAGTCGGGCGTCCGGTACGCCATCTCCGAGAGCAACTTCCGGGAGGCGACTCACGACTACGTGCGCGACCTCAAGCCGGGGGAGACCGTCATCAACTTCAAGCCGAAGCCCCGTGGATTTCAGGAAGACGAGCCGGAGGAGCAGCCTGCCACCGTCGAGAGCCTCGTTGCTGACTACACCCTCGACGAGCTGAAGGACCTTGCCAAGGACAACGGCCTGCCCGTGTCCGGCACCAAGACCGAGCTGGCCCAGAGCCTCATGGATCTCTGGACCCAGGCCGAAGACGAGGGCGACTCCACGCCGGAGTAGTCCCGCAACAGGAAAGGAAATACGGATCATGGCACCTCTCGTGCAGTGGAACCCCTCGACGCAGATCTCGCGGGGCAACGTCTCGGTCGGTGTGGCCCCGGCCATCGTCGACATCAACGACCCGACGCTCGCGGAGCTGGGGACGGGCGTCGGTCTCGACTGCTCCATCCAGACCTTCAACGGCACGTCCAGCACGGACGCGCAGTCGGTCGACTGGCTGTGCGACCCGGCGAGCGAGCAGCTTCCGGGCAGCACCACCCACACCATCGATGACCTCGTCATCAAGGGCACCGGGCAGGACGACGATGACCTCATCGCTGCCCTGTCGGTCGGCGACGTCATCTACATCTGGCGACGCGACGGCCTGGCTCACGACGCGGCCTTGGCTGCGGCGCAGCTGGTCTGGGTCTGGAAGGTCATCGTGACTTCCATCGACCCGCTCGAGGCGAACAACGTGTTCGTCGGCGTCACTGCCCACATCACGGTCCAGGCGCGCTCCGCCGTGGCCGTGCCCATCGCGGCCTGACCGGGCCACACCTCAACAAGGAGACAAGACAATGCCGTTCAACAGCTACGAAGAACTGAAGGCAGCGGTCGAGGAACGCCGAGCTGGTGTCCTCACCCTGGAGATCGATCTCGGGGGTGCGTACTCTCAGGAACACGAGGACGCGAAGTCCGAGCTGGCCCAGTACAAGGCCATGCACACCGTCATGGGAGGCACCGGATTCCTCGGTGACAACCTGGATGAGTTGGAGACGAAGGTCGCGGAGACGCGGCCGGAGTCGAACTCGGTGTGGGTGCAGTACCGTCAGCTCGAGCTGGACGAGTGGGCTGCGCTCATGAAGAAGACCAGCCTCACCGCGATCGAGCAGTACGAGCAGGTCCTTCCGAAGACGTTCATCGCCGTCTACGGGCAGGACCCGACCGCCGAGGATGAGCAGGGCAACCTGATCAACCCCGACCTCAAGCCCCTGTCGGAAGACGGGGCACTTCTCAGCTCGAAGGGCAAGCAGGGAATTCTGCCGGGTGGACTGCTGCATCAGGTCGTGCAGTCGTTCATGGCCTGGCAGAACTCGGGGGGCGAAGTCAGCATCCGCCCTACGAAGTCGGGCCGCGTCTAGCTCTTCTGCTAGATATGGCCCTGGTGTCGGGGCGATCCCCGGTTCGCCTCCTTGACGAGGAGAGCCCCGACACCTGGCAGGAACTGGACCTGGAAGTTCTGGCCCAGTGGAAGCATATGAAGGAGGTCAGATGCTCCGGCTGCGGGCGACCGCTAGCTCAGCATCTGTACAACTCAAGACTAGGTAGGGAAGAGACCGCCGAAGACTACTCGGCTTGGTCCATGGAGTGCCCCGCTCAGCAGGCTATCGCAGCCGGGCAGGACATGTGGAACAGGGCCAACAAGTCGGCGATCGACGCTCACACCAAGGGCAACGGGCCAGACCCCAGGATGGGGACCTTCTGGCTCAGCCAAGGCTTCAACGAATCTCTACCCCAGCCGGAACACGACTAACCCAGGAAGGAGGCCCGCATGTCCGACAACGACGTGAAGATCAAGCTCTCGCTTGATGGCGCTGACACGGTGCAGAAGGGCCTCAAGGGTGTCGGGGACGAGGCCAGCGGAACGGACTCCAAGCTGGGGAAGCTGGCCTCGGGTGGGCTGAAGGGTCTGGCCGTCGGCGCTGCTGTACTTGCCACTGGAGCTGTCGCCGTAGGCGCTGGCCTCTTCAAGATGGCAGACGGTGCAGCAGCAGCCGGTGACCGGATCGACGAGATGTCGCAGAAGCTGGGCTTCAGCAACCAGGCGTTCCAGGAGTGGGACTTCGTTCTCACCCAGAACGGTGGCAGTATCGACATGATGCGAGCGGGCATGCAACAGCTCGCAGGCACCATGGACAACGCCCGTCAGGGGGCGGGTGGTGCAGCGGACAGCTTCTCGCGGGTGGGCATCAGCGTTGATGACCTGAAGAGCAAGACCCGTGAAGAGATCTTCTCCATGACCATCGCCGGTCTGCAAGGCATCGCAGACGACGGTGAGCGGGCAGCTGTTGCAGCCGACCTGCTGGGCCGGTCTGCGAAGGAGCTGGGGCCGCTGCTCAACCAGACGGCCGGAGACACGGAAGCCCTGAAGCAGAAGGCACACGAACTCGGGTTCATCCTCAGCGATGAGGCCGTGGCTGCGGGCGACGCGTTCAAGGACAGCCTCGACAGCCTGAAGCGCACCTTCGAGGGCGTGCGCAACAACATCGGGGCGCAGTTGCTCCCGGGCCTGACGCTCATCACTGACGGGCTGGCCGGGCTGCTGGCCGGGGTGGAGGGGTCTGACGAGAAGATCAAGCAAGGTGCGCAGACCCTGGTGGACTCCATCTCCACGGTGCTGCCCCAGATCCTGAACGTGCTGACCAGCGTCCTGGAAGGTGTGGCCATCCTCGCACCTGGCATCATAGGCTCTCTCATCCAGGGCATCGTGTCCAACCTGCCCGCTCTCATCGCTACTGTCACGACAGCACTCGTGAGTCTGGTGGGTGTCCTTGCAGGCCAGCTGCCGATGCTGATCCAGTCGGGCGTGTCGGCTGTGCTGGCCCTGGCTCAGGGCATCGCGCAGGCTCTGCCGACCCTCATCCCGGTGCTGGTGACTGGGCTGCTCAGCGCGGTGCAGGCCCTCATCGGGGCGATGCCCACCCTTATCTCGGCTGGCCTCCAGCTCATCAACGGCCTGGTGCAGGGTCTCCTCGCAGCCCTCCCTCTTCTCATCGCTGCCTTGCCCATGATCATCGAAGGCATCGTGTCGTACATTGAGACCGCTGTCCCGATGCTGCTGGACGCAGGCATCCAGCTGTTCACCGGCCTGCTGGACGCGCTGCCCGTGGCGATTGACGCACTGGTGGCCGTGCTGCCCAACATGATCACAGCCATCATCGGGGCCATCATCAGTGCGATTCCGCTGCTGGTGGATGCCGGGATCCAGCTGCTGACGGCACTTGTCACGGCTCTCCCGACCATCATCACCAGCATCGTGGCAGCCCTGCCCCAGATCATCCAGTCCATCATCGCGGCGCTGGTCGGGGCCATCCCGGTGCTCATTGACGCAGGCATCCAGCTCTTCCTCGCCCTGATCACGGCCTTGCCCCAGATCATTGGCAGCATCGTAGCTGCCATCCCGCAGATCATCCAGGGCATCATCGGCGGGGTGATTGGTGCCATCCCCGAGATCATCAAGGCAGGCATACAGCTGCTGATCAGCCTGGTGAAGAACATGCCCGCCATCATCAAGGGCATCGTCACGGCGATCCCCGAGATCATCACCAGCATCTTCAACGCCATCGTGGAGTCCGCCCCCGAGATGGCCAAGGCTGGACTCCAGCTTATCCAGGGTCTCTGGAAGGGCATTCAGGATGCGGGTGCCTGGCTCTGGAACAAGATCAGCGGGTTTTTCGGCGGCATCATGGACAACATCAAGGGCTTCTTCGGCATCAAGTCGCCGTCCAAGCTGCTGGCCGATGAGGTCGGTGCCATGCTCCCGCCTGGTATCGGCATCGGTGTCGAGAAGAACGAAGACAAGGCGCTCGACCCCATCAAGAAGCTGAACGACAAGATCGTCGCTGAGGCCATGAAGCTGACCACCAGCCTCACGGTAGACAGTAGCTCGAGCATCGTCCAGTCCCTGGTGCCCATGCAGCCCACGGCGCAGCAGCACGGCCCTGTGAGTGTGGAGGCCACACTGGACCCGGAGCTGCTGACAGGTGCCATTCGGGAGGGCTTCGCTGCCGACCGGGGCGATGACAGCGCGTCCGTCTCACTGTCCCGGGAGTCGATCAACTCGCTCGCCTCCGCCATCGTCGACTCCATTCGAGTCCAGTCCCGTCAGGGGGTGAGCATCCTTGGCTGATGCAAACACAGGTACGTCCGGCCTGATCAGGGTCGACGTCTCCGAGTCCGCACTGAACCCAGCTGCCAACCAGTCTCAGGTCAACTGGGCCTTCTACCTGTATGAGCGCGTCTCGGCGGGCAGCTCCTTCCAGCTCACGCCCAAGGGCGCAGCTGTTGACTGGCTGGGCATCGTCAACCTCTGGACCGGATCGTACACCTTCGACTGGCGACCGGCTGGGTTGCAGGGTGCGCTCCTCGCTTCCGGCTCCTTCACCGTCAATCACAACCCTGACGGCACCAGCCCCTCGGTCACCATCCGTGGCGCGATCGCTGCCTCGGGGACTACGGCTTGCGGTGGACCGGCCTCGGTAGACCAGGGCATCGTCCTGACCACGCTGAAGGTGATCCCCGGTGTGCCGACTGGGGTCACGGCCACCCGCATCAGCGACACCCAGGTCGACCTCGCCTGGACCCAGACGAACGCCAGCAACGGTGCCCCGACTGCCACCCAGATTGAGCAGCGGATCAACGGTGGTGCCTGGACCCCGCTCATCACGATGGGTGCAGCTACCTCAGCTTCGGTGGCAGACGTTGCCAACCAGAAGACCGAGTACCGTGTCCGCTCTGGTAACGCTGCTGGGTACAGTGCCTACGGTACGTCGGGGCCGGTCTATACCACCCCGGCTGACCCGACGGACGCGGTCGCTGCCAAGAACGTCAGCCTGGACATCGACATCACGTTCACCCCGCACGTCGGCTACGTCGAGCACGTCCACGAGGTGTGGCATGGCACCATCCTGGCAGGGGTCACTACCTGGGACGGGGCAGCCCTCACGTCGCTGGCAGCTGGTGTCTCTAGCTACACCCACGCGGCCCCGAACCCTGCCCAGGTGCACGTCTACAGGATCCGTGCCAAGGCTGGTGCGCTCGTCTCAGGATACGCGCTCTCCAACTCGGTGCAGCTGCTGGCTGCCCCGGCCAAGCCCACCATCCCGGCCCTCGCACCGTTCGCCGACAAGGCTGCCATCTTCCGGTTCCCCTGGGTGCACAACTCCATCGACTCGACGCCCCAGACCAAGCGTCAGGTTCGGTACAGCACCAACGGTGGAGGCGTCTGGACGACCGGTGCCAAGACCGTCGATGTGAACGAGTTCCTGGACTTCGCTGCGAACACCTGGGCTGCGAACACGGCAGTGACCTTCGCGGTGCGCACCAAGGGCAGCTATGACTCGGGAGCTGACGGGGACGCCAGCTACTCGCCTTGGTCGGACAACGTCACGGTCACCTTCAAGACCCTGCCCGTGGCGACCGTGCCCATCCCCCTCACGGGCAGCACGCTCACCACCAGCACGGTCAGCGTCAACGTGGGCTTCGCCCAGGCTGAAGGGGCCACGTTCGTCAAGACCCAGCTGGAACTCAAGGAGGGCGCGACCCTGCTGGAGACCATGGAGAGTGTCATCCAGGTGGGCAATACCTTCGCCTACGCAGCGCAGGATGGCATCACCTACACCGTGCGCGCACGGGTTCAGGACTCTAACGGCCTCTGGTCGGCTTGGGCCACCAGCACGTTTGACATCGACTACCTCAGCCCGGTGCCTGCCGTCATGACCCTGTCCTTCCTGCCCGACACCGGCTACGGCCAGATCGACCTGGTCATCGCTGCTCCGGGCGTGGGGCAGGCCGCAGCTGTCACGGTCAGCATTACTCGCACCATCGACGGGGTCACTGAGACGCTGGTCACCGACTACCCCGTGGCGTCGCCCATGACCTTCCTCGACACGACGCCAGTGACGCACGGCACCAACACCTACACTGTCACCACCAAGAGCGCCCTCGGAGCGCAGAGCGTCGTCGAGGACGACCTGGTGACCGAGGAGTGCCGTCGGGCCTACCTTAGCAAGGGAGCCAGCTACACCACGGTCGTCGCCTTCGGTGCCAACCTCAGCGTCGTGGAGGGGCTTGGTGTGGCCAGCGATACCATCCAGGCAGCAGGCCGCATCAAGCCGATCGGCCTGTATGGGGTGGAGACCACGGTGCAGCTCAAGGTTCAGTCGTTCATCTTCGAGGGATTCGGCTCCACCATCCCCCAGCTGCGCGACATCCTGCTGCTGCCCGGGAAGGCGTGCTACCGTGACGCCTCCGGCCGTAGGATCTTTGGCTCGGTGAAGGGTGGCGTCAGTTACAAGAAGGCCACCCGTGCCGACCTGTCCTTCACTCTGACGGAGACTAGCTGATGCCCGCTATCATCCCGGTCCACGACCTCACCACCGAGGACGTTCTCTACGGGGACCGCATCACGAGCTACAGGTGGGAGGTCATCGCGCACGCAGCTGGGACCGGGGTGGACAGCCTGGCCGGTGAGCTGGACGGCGTCACTGATGGAAGCCTGGCCTGGACCCAGAACGCTTCTGTCAAGGGTGGTGGCAAGGCCCAGGTCGCTGATCTGGTAGAGGCCGAAGCAGGCAAGCTGAAGATCGGTGACCTGGTGCTGGAGAGCATGCGGGTTCGCCCTGTCTGCGTCATCGAAGGTCTGCCTGAGACGCCCCTGGGTATCTTCCTGGTGAGCGCTGCGGCGGAACAGTGGGAAGCCACTGGCCGGGTCTGGGCGCTCGAGCTGTTGGACAAGTGCACCGTCCCTGATCAGGACAAGATCTCCGAGTCGTACGCCGTGGCAGCTGGCACTCTCATCCTCAATGAGGTCAAGACCATCTTGAACGGTTGCGGGGAGTTCATCGCCGTGGATGCGGGCAGTACCCTGGCCACATCAAGCGGCATGGTGTGGGAGGTCGGCACCAGCAAGCTGAAGATCATCAACGACCTGCTCCACGCA